GTTACCACAGTTTATGGTGATCAGGAAGTAAGTCAGGAGAAGGTCGTCAACTTTCTTGACAAGGCATGTAAGGAAAAGATAGAACCCTTTATCGACAAATCATATAATGAGTTGGCAGAGTATACCAACGCATATGAACAGAAGATGTTCATGAAGCGGGAGAACATTGCTAACAGAGGTATCTGGACTGCGAAGAAAAGATATATCCTTAACGTGTGGGATAGTGAAGGTGTTCGATACAATCAACCTAAGCTTAAGATGATGGGGATCGAGGCAGTTAAATCATCTACCCCTGCCCCATGTCGTACAGCAATTAAAGACGCACTGAACATAATGATGTCAGGTGAGCAGGATGACCTATTGTCATTCATAGATAAATTCAGAGATGAATTTAACTCTATGCCACCAGAGGACATCGCATTTCCGAGGTCAGTCAATGGACTACGAAAATTCAAATCAGACACAGACGTGTATTCAAAGGGATGCCCGTTACATGTTCGTGGATCTCTCTTATATAATTTTTATGTCTCTCAGAAGGAACTGGAGAATAAGTACCCTCTCATTCAAGAAGGAGAAAAGATAAAATATATTTACTTGAAGACAGATCGCTCGAACTGGACAAGAGAAAACGTAATCTCTTTTCTCAACACCTTTCCTAGGGAGTTGGGGATGGAGCAGTTTCTTGACCGCAAAGCACAGTTCCAAAAAGCATTTCTCGATCCTTTACAAATCATCACTAATGTGATAGGATGGGATACAGAGAAGAAGTCAACGCTAGAATTTTTATTTACATGAGTTTTTTGAAAGATGTCGTTAAAGAAATAGGTAACGACTACGCAGGAATATTAGCAGACGGATCAGTAGGAGATATAGGAGGGTATGTAGATACTGGTTCTTATATTTTCAACGCACTGGTAAGTGGTAGTATCACAGGTGGTATCCCTTCTAATAAGATTACTGCTATCGCAGGAGAATCATCTACAGGTAAGACATTCTTTTGTCTCGGTGTTGTAGAGAACTTCTTAAGACAGGACAAGGACGCAGGAGTAGTATACTTTGAGTCTGAAGCTGCCATCAGTAAACAGATGATGGAAGATCGTAACGTTGATACATCACGTATGATACTGGTACCTGTCACTACAGTACAAGAGTTTCGTACTCAAGCAATCAGAATATTAGACAAATATTTAGAACAACCAGAGAAAGATCGCAAACCCTTAATGTTTGTTTTAGATTCTCTTGGCATGTTGTCAACAAGTAAAGAGTTACAAGACTCTGCTGATGGTAAAGACACACGTGACATGACCAGAGCACAGGTGGTCAAAGCAATCTTCAGAATACTTACATTGAAGTTGGGTAAAGCGAACGTACCTATGCTAGTGACTAACCATACATATGATGTGGTTGGTGCTTACGTACCTACTAAAGAAATGGGTGGAGGTAGTGGACTCAAGTACGCTGCTTCTACAATAATCTATCTTTCAAAGTCCAAAGAAAAGGATGGTAAAGAAGTGATAGGAAATATAATCAAAGCAAAGACTGCCAAGAGCAGACTATCAAAGGAGAACGCAAGTGTTAGTATCAGACTCTACTATGATGAACGTGGACTTGACAAGTATTACGGACTACTGGAACTGGGTGAGAAATATGGAGTTTTTGAACGTAAAGGTAACCGTGTTGTTGTTGGGGAGTCTAGCGTCTACCCTTCTGCTATTCTCAAGGATCCTGACAGATACTTCACCTCCGAAGTGATGGAGAAACTTGACTGGGCAGCAGGACAGGAGTTTAAATACGGAACATGAAGATAGAAGCATTCCCTACACTACTCTATCGTTATCATCTAGAAGAGCAAGACCCTATCAAGGCAAGAGTAGACGAGTATTATAAAGAATATAAATTACAGAACAATACACCTGACCAGTGGAACTGTGACCTGTTCACATCCTATGGTACAGGTACGTTTCCTATAGGAGAATGCCTTGATGCTTTTACTCCTATACTGGATGAGTTCCAGACAGATGCGAAAGCGTATGGTAATATGATCTTGACAGACATGTGGTTAAACTGTTATAAATCACAGAACTGGCAGGAGAAACATATACACTCACCAGGTCAGTGGTCTGGTGTATACTATGTTCACTTCGATCCGAATGAACACAAGGCAACCAACTTCTATCACCCATGTGAGACCTTGCTTGCCACAGCGGGTATCACATCTAACACTCTTGTGCCATGGGTACAGGAAGGTGATATGATTATCTTTCCATCATGGTTAGAGCATGCTGCTCCCATGAACAAGTCCTCTAAACTGAGGTCAACTATATCATTTAACTTTTTTATTGAAGAAGAAATCTATGAAGGTGGAAACACTGATACTGAAGAACTTACTGTTAACTGAGGAGTACCCTCGGAAAGTTCTTCCGTTCATTAAACAGGAATATTTTGAAGACAAAACAGATCAAGTTATATTCGACGTAACTAATAAATACTTCGTAAAGTATTCTGCTGTCCCTACAGTTGAAGCCCTTACCATTGAAGTAAGTAAGATTACCTCACTTAGTGATGATCAATTCAAGCAGATTACACAGACATTAGAGTCGTTTGATAAGGAGACAACCGAACTAGATTGGTTAGTTGATACTACTGAGAAGTGGTGTCAAGACCGTGCGATCTATCTTGCCCTCATGGAGAGTATCAAGATAGCGGATGGTAGTGACCAGAAGAAGGACGCGGGTGCTATCCCTAGCATATTATCTGATGCTCTAGCTGTATCGTTTGACAACCATATAGGACACGATTACATAGATGACTACGAAGAAAGATACGACAGTTATCACAGAGTTGAAACCAAAGTACCCTTTGATCTCGACTTCTTTAATAAAATTACAAAAGGTGGGTTACCTAATAAGACTCTTAACATCGCACTGGCTGGTACAGGTGTCGGGAAGTCTCTATTCATGTGCCACGTCGCTAGCTCCGTGTTGCTCCAAGGACGGAACGTTCTCTACATTACAATGGAGATGGCAGAAGAGAAAATTGCTGAACGAATTGACGCAAACCTCCTCAACGTAGACATCCAACAGTTAGCACAGTTACCTAAGATGATGTTCGAGAATAAGATCACAGCATTGTCTAAGAAGACACAAGGTAAACTGATAGTAAAAGAATATCCCACTGCGTCAGCACATGCGGGTCACTTCCGAGCACTCTTAAATGATCTGGCATTGAAGAAAGCATTCCGTCCAGAAGTTATATTCATAGACTATCTAAATATTTGTACATCGCAGAGGTTTAGAAATGCGTCGGTCAATTCATACACCATGGTTAAGTCGATTGCGGAAGAGCTCCGTGGTCTTGCAGTTGAGTTTAATGTACCACTCGTCTCCGCTACTCAGACGACTCGTTCTGGCTATGGGAGTAGTGATGTTGATCTTACTGATACAAGCGAAAGTTTTGGGCTTCCCGCAACTGCTGATCTTATGTTTGCTCTTATTTCTACGGAGGAATTGGAGGAACAGAATCAGATAATGGTCAAACAATTAAAGAATAGATACTATGATCCCACACTTAACAAACGTTTTGTTGTAGGTATTGACAGAGCGAAGATGAGACTATATAATGTTGAACAGGAGGCACAGAATAATATCATGGACTCAGGTCAAGTTGTTCTGAACCAAGAGACAGTCAAAGTACTGACTCAATCCAAAGGTAAATTTAACGACTTTAAATTCTGATGAGGGATCAAGCGTCTGTAGGAGAAGAGACTCCTGCTATAAAATATGACAGAGCACTTGCTCTGTTCACTGAGTCAGTCTTAGCACCTGATCATCACCTCAGAGGTTGTGCTCACAATCAAGGTTGCTATGATGAACTGATGGAAATTAGAGAGCATGTCTTAGAATATCTCAAGACATTGAGAGAGGTCACACATCATACTAATGCAGATGAGAGTGATGATATTGAGACTGCTAAATTAATGAATGTTAAATCATGAGTATAGATTTTAAAAGATACGAGGAGTTTGTGGATGCTGTCACATCCGATTGTTCTAAAGATTTTGTCGATCTTTCTGATCGTTTGGTTGAACTTAACAGAGAGGGTGC